ATGAGAGTGTTTTATTTCATCCTTGCATTCTTTGCGGTGCTAATCGAAAGCGACCGAGTAGATCAGTTTGTCTGCTGGGTAATTGATGCGCTGGCATTGACTACATTTTGTATCTTCTTAGCATTCTTTGGCACAATAGCCATTGGCTTAATTTTTAACTAATATGAAAACACCTATTGAATTAGCAATCGAAGTGATTGCCGACCTTCCGACCGAAGTGCTAAACGCTTCGAGTATAAAGCAAGTCGTTATCGGCTTACTCAAACAAGCAGCCGTACACGAACGAGAGCATTTAACCCTTGCATTTATGGAGGGACAATCAACACCCAAGGCATCCTTTGAGATGTGGTTTAACAAGAAATACAAAAAGACTGAAAGGACAAACGATGACACCGAATGAAATAATTGAAAGGGTAGCTATCTACCGAGGGGTAAGCATCCAGCAAATGTTGGGCAAGTCAAGAAAGCAAGAGATCGTGAACGCACGACACGGAGCGCAGTATTTAGTGATGAAGCATTGCTCTAAACTAAAACAAGAAGCAATGGCGTTGCCTTTCAATCGTGACCGCACTACCTTACTTCACGCAAGGGATGCAGTAAATGATTCGCTTGCTATTAACGATGGGCAGTTCCGATGGATTAATAATGTAGAACTTGGAAAAGGCTACGGAGATAAAGTCTTAGAGAAGCTATTTGCAGCCAAGGAGTGTATGGACAAAGGATACACGGGAGAAGCCAAGAAGATAGTCAACGATGCTATTGAGTTACGGCAGTCGTTTCTTGACAGCTTGGAGGAGTTAAAATTACAACAACTAAACGCCAAGTAAATGAAATATCAGCACGTTCCTACTGGCGTACTTTATGACCAGCCTAATTATACAAACTACCACCCTAACGATTTTAAGCTGGTAGAGAAAGAACCGCACTACAACCATCAGCCGATTGAGGTGATTGATATGATGCTATCTATTTACGGCAAAGAAGCTGTTATTCATTTCTGCTTGCTTAATTCTTTTAAATATAGAATGAGAGCAGGACATAAGGACGATGCGGTCAGGGATATAGAGAAAGCGTTGTGGTACGAGAAAAAAGCTAAAGAGTTGGAAATCAAATAAAATAACTATATTAGCAGCCGTGAAAGCACGGCAAATCATAATGCAGCTTTATGATTCAGGCGAACTGATGAAGGCTTGCAAGTCAATAGGCAGCACTTACCATGACGATTTATGTCAGGAGGTGCTGCTTTGTCTTTTTGAGAAACCCGAAGCTAAAATATTAGAGGCACACGAAAAAGGATATTTTCGGTTTTACGTTGTTAGAATAGTGATGAACTTTGCCAACTCTAAAAACTCCAGCTTCCACAAAAAATATAGAAATAGGGATGAGGTTATCCCGATTGACCACCTCGGACAAGTAGGCGAGATGCCAGTCGAATCTTATCTTGAATCTCACGGAATAGACTTAACTGCTGGGGAATACGACTATCAAAAAGATTTAGACACGCAGGGGAAGATTGACCGATTAGAGGTGGCGTATCTAAGATTGAATAACGAAAGCGAGTTTCCCTACGAACAAAAACTACTTGACCTACATTTAACACTAAGGAACAAGCGAGCGGTCAGCAGATTGACTGGGATACCATATCGCACGGTTTGTCACAATTTAGACACTATCTATAAATCACTAAAAGATGCAGCACTTAATTATTAGCGCACTTGCTGGCTTGGCTGGCTATTCATTTGTTATGCTTGCAGGTTTCAAGCTAAAAGGGAAACCTTTGAACTGCCAAGTATGTATGGCGTTTTGGTTTGGCTTGATTACCTCGTTACTTGTTGAGCCATCTTTCTATGCTCCAGCCGTTGGCTTCGGTGCGATGTGGTTTGCAGCTATGGCACAAAAAACTTTACTGAAATGACACAAGACCAATACTTACAACTAAGGGCAGCACGACCTTACCTTGACCAATACTTTGCAGTTGGAAGCGTTTCTATTCCGCATGACGTTGCACAAATGATGCAGAAGGTACACAGCGAACTTTACGGAGGTGGCTTTAATAATTGGTGCCAGGCTTGCGTGATTGAAGCACTTACCCGATTGATGGTGGACTTTGATAAGTACGAAGGACAGCAGGCACCAGTAATTATCTCAAGCGGTAAAGAGGCAAAGGTCAAGACAAATGTCACCAAGCGAAGCGTCAAGGGTAATTGAGATATTAACCCAAACGCTGGAGGCTATCTGCGACTGCGAGGTAGATAATGCGTATGAAGTCAAGCAGAAGTTATTGGATAAAATAAGCGAACTAATAGACAAGATATGAGGTCAATGATACAAGGTCTTGGCAGACCACGGAAGTACGATAGTCCCGAAGATATTATGGATGCGTTTGCTGAATACGTTGGCTACTGCAAATCCTTCGAGGTTGAGGTGGTGAGCAACAAGGGTGACATCGTGAAAGTCGGCAAGCCAAGAGTACCGACACTTGGAGGCTTTTGCAACTACGCTGGCATAGATTATGACACGCTGAACAACTACGAAAAGAAAGCAGGGTACGAACATTTATTCGGAACAATAAAAAGTATTAAACAAAATATCTTATCAGGCAAGCTGGATTCGCTCACAAATGGCGAAGGAAGCACGACTGGATTGATTTTTGACTTGAAGGCAAACCACGGATTGTTAGACAAAAACACTACCGATTTGAACATCTCGCAGATAGCCGTGCAAGTAATTCCGAGCGCATCACCATTGGCATCGGATGAATCGGAAATAAAGGACTAATGTGTTTGAAGGCAGCGAGGTATTTAAGTCTAACTACTCTGCAACTGATAAGGTCGTAGTCAATCAAGGGGGTTCGAGTTCGGGCAAGACCTACTCCATCCTCCAGGTGCTATTTCTGCGAGCCATAGAGCATCCAAGAAGCGTTACGACTATCGTAGGGGAAACTATCCCCAACCTCAAAAGTGGTGCGCTTAGAGATGCCCAAACTATTGTGGCGAATTCGCCTATATTAACTAAACTTATCGCAAGCTACAACGCTACCGATAGGGTTTACACGCTTTACAACGGTTCGGTTTTAGAGTTTAAAAGCTACGAAACCAGTCAATCGGCTAAGTCAGGTAAACGGCAGTTCCTATTCGTGAACGAAGCCAACGGCATAAGCTATGAGATTTGGAACGAACTCTATCTAAGAACAACCATTCAGGCTTTTATTGACTACAACCCGAATGCTGAATTTTGGGTGCATGAAAAGATAATTGGCAAGCCAGGAGTGAGGTTGTTTATCTCCGACCATCGGCACAACCCTTATGTATTGCCAGCCATTCGTGAGAAGATTGAAGGACTGAAGGACATAGACTTAGAATTGTGGAAGGTGTATGCAAGAGGGCGTACCGGGCGCATCGAAGGTTTGGTGTTTAGAAACTGGGATATCTGCGATTCGATTGACAAGGTGCGCTGCAAGCTGGTTGCACTTGGAATGGACTGGGGTTTTACGAATGATCCGACTGCTTTGTGTGCGGTGTGGAGAGATGGCGAGCATTTGTATATTGAGGAGTTACTCTATGAACGAGGCTTGACAAACCAAGACATCGGGGCGAGATTAAAGGATATGGCTATCGGCAGAACGATGGAGATAATAGCAGACAGCGCAGAGCCGAAGTCTATTGAGGAAGTGCATCGGATGGGATTCAATATCCACGGAGCAAACAAAGGCAAGGATTCAATACAAAACTCTATTGATATTTTAAAGCGTTACAAGCTGCACGTTTTGCGTGGTTCGGTCAATCTAATTAAGGAACTCAACTCGTATAAGTGGAAGCAAGATAAGAACGGCAACCCATTGAATGAGCCAGTTGACTTTCAAAACCACGCAATTGATGCGCTTAGATATGTGGCACTCAATAAATTAAAGGTGGCTAATTCAGGAAAATATTTTATATTGCAGGCGTAAAACGACAACGAGATGAATATAATACCTAAAGAGGCAGCCTTGGATATGCTAAAGCATTCAGCCTTAAAACGAACAAACGACTTTGCCGAATATTGGTTTTTTTCTGCACCATCGGTTGTGGTAAAACCGAATGATGGAAGCAAAGGATTTAGATGCAGCTTGGTTGATTTGGCCTGCTTTGCCTATGACTTATGCAAGGCAGAGCAAGAAGTACCACAACACAAGTACACGCATCCTCAATCAGTAAGAGATGTTTTTGATTGGAATTGGCCAAACATAGATTGGGAACAGCCTGACAAGATATTTATAGAACAAGAGTATATTGACCGTACTTTTTTAAAGCTAACTGTCAAAGAAGCGTTGTGCTATGCCTACAACCTAAAGCCAAACGAATGAAAGCGCAGACCTTTATTTTCGTACACGACCAGCAGATAGTCATTGACTACATTCAGGCTGGCAAGTTTGACCAATTACCCGATGTGAGATATGTGTTTTTAGGGCAGCGACCTATTGACCGATTAGACCAGTATGTAGGAGAAAAGAAAGTTATCGTAGCACGTACCCTACCCGATAATATCGAACACCTCCCGAACTTAGTGGCTTGGACTGGCTGGTATGCAGTCGCACGGAATGGACTGATAACAGCCGATGTGGTTAATCTATTCGAGTACGACATCAACTTAATAGACTGGAAGCAGCCGATGAAGTCAACCGCTTACTTTTGGCATCCTTTTGCTGACAATACTTGGTGGAACTACAACGGAATTAAAACGGAACTAAGAAAGCTGGAGGTAATAGTCAGCAACGATCCTTTACCAATGACCTCAAACTACACTTTGTTTGTAGATAAGATTCATCCGTTTGTAAAGAACTTAATGGCAAGCGACTTAGATCCAGAGCATGAGCAAGCTGGTCACATCGTGGAGAGATATTGCAGCGCATACTTTCAGTTTAAGGTCACGGCTGCTGGTGGACTTACGCACCTTTACGCTGACAGCCACGGCACGCAAGGCAGAGGGCAAAGCTACCAAGAGATAAAATCAAGGCTGATATGATTAGAGTTGTAAACTACGGAAGCGGTAAATACGAGCATTTGGCAAATACGCAGTTCGTCAATGGATTACCTTTGAGAACTTATACCAACCCATCCCCTAAAGGCAGGGGAGATAATTGGTGGAGGTGGAAGCCTGAAATAATCTTAAACACTATGACCAAATACAAGGGTGATTTCATCCTTTACGTTGATGCTGGTGACTACCACACCGAGGACTTTTGGAAGTGGCTAACTGCCTACGTTGTTGTTTCGGATAACCTATTCGTGAGCCGTGGGTATTTGCATAGAGAATGGACTAAAGCCGACTGCTTAGAGGCAATGGGGATGCTGCCTTGCATTGAGCGAATAGACCATCAATTAGAAGCTGGGTTGATAGGTTTAAGGGCAAACGATGAAAACATCGCACTTGTAACCGAGTGGCGAGAGTGGATGCAAAACGACCATTTAGTAAACGATGCTCCCAGCCAAATCCCAAACCATCCCGATTTTAAAGAGCATAGGCACGACCAAGCTATTTTGACAAACTTAGTGCTTAGAGATAAATACCCAATTCAACGAGTAAATCATGTAATATGGAACGCAAGATCTTAGAAAAATTAGACTACTCACATCCGTGGGTAACAGCAAAGGAACACATTTTGCAAGTGTATGACGAAGCCAAAAGGTTAAAAGGTCACGCCTTAGACATCGGCTGCTTTCAAGGTCATTCGGCTTTGGCTATGGGATTGGCTGGTATGGAAGTATCGTTAGTGGATATTCATATAGATTACTTAGACAAAGTGACCGACTTGCTGGAAGGTCACGGCTGCAAGGTAAACACCGCAGCAATGTGCGAGAGCGCAAAGGTTCTAAATTGGATTGAGCCAGTTGAATTGATAATGCACGATGCAGAACACGGACAAGCTATTGTGCCTGAATTGCTTTTATTTTGGGATAAGGTAAAGTCAGGCGGTACGTTTATCATTCACGACACCGACCAAATAGACTTAGCTGGATTTATCAAAGCATTAGGCTACCCTGAAAACAAAACCACAGCAGACGAGCGTGGAAGGTGCTTGTCTATATTTTACAAGCCATGAAATTTACATCCCTAACTATTGACCAATTCCAGCGCATCGCAGCCATAGAGGCTACTGGTGACGAGCAAATCAAGAAGGTGGCTATCGTTGCCGTTCTCAAAGGTCTATCCTTAGACGAAGCGAAACAGTTACCTATGACCGAGGTAGGTAAAGCGTACAAGGCAATCGAAGATGAGATGAAAGACTTGCCGAAGTTGCGATATAAGGAAACTTTCACGCTGAATAAAAAGAAGTACAAGCTATCTCTGTTTACCGATACCCTCACGGCTGGTCAGCTAATTGAGATGATGTCATACGAAATGGCAGACGAGTACCAAGTCATTCAAAACCTCCATAAAATAATGGCTACGCTTGCGAGGGAAAGGAAGTGGTTTAGAACGCTACCCTATGATGGCGCAAAGCACGGAGAGCGAGCGGAGGAGTTTAAGCAACTCACAATGAAAGAGGTTTGGGGTGCAGTATCTTTTTTCTTATTGGCCTCCGAAAGCTTTATAACGATTATGAAGGACTATTCGGAGGCGGTACTGAAGACGATGGACAAGGAGTTAACCTCGCTAAGAAATACGGCTGGATAGTCGTTGTTGATTCTTTGGCTATGGGTGACGTTCTCAAATGGGATGCCATCTTTAATTTAAACGCAAGGCAGTTTTTAAACTACGTTCAGTATTACGCAGATAAGAAAGAAGTCGAAGCAATGAAAAGCCAATAAAAGTGAGTGGTTACATTTACTTGTAATGGACAAGCTTTTAGAAATATCTTCTATTCAGGGAACGGACTTTGTCGGTCTTAGCACAGCAGAACTGACTGGCGTTAAGAAGGTGCTGGGTGCGTTTGCAAAAAAGGTAGTAGAGGATTCTAAAGCCAACCTAATCAGGGGAAACCATATTGCATCCGACAGCCTGAACGCTTCAATTAAGCCTTTACCAGTTCAAGAGATTGGCGGTGGCTACATGGTAGAGATTCAGATGAACGACTATTGGAAGTTTGTCAATGAAGGCGTAAGGGGTGCAAAGAGCGGAGCAAAGGCGCAAGGAAGTCCATTCCAATACAAAACCAAAATGCCACCTCGCCAAGCTATTGAGGAGTGGATAACAAACAAAGGCATTAACCCAGGTGGCACAAGGGGAGATAGGTTTGAAGCAAGGGCATCACTTGCAGGCGTAATACAAAGGCGCATCTATAACTTTGGTACTCCTCGAACTCTATTCTTTGACAAGGCGCTACCCGATTCACTTATAAAAGCATTAACCGAAGATGTAGCCGAGGCGTTCGGCAAGTCCATTTCTATCTCTATAAAAATATGAGCGTATCTATTTTATCACAGCCGAGCGTTACACTAAGCGCAGACAACGCTTTGTTTGTTGTTTCAGGCAGTAACTTTGCCAGCGGCAACTACCGCTATGTCGCAGACGTAAGCGGAACGACTTTACTTAGTCGCTTGAAGTGCGACAAGCTGCCAAACAACCAAGGCTTTTTTAACGTGGCGAGGGTAATCGAAACGCTTGTGCCTATTACAAAGCCAGCCGTTACGTTCTATCAAGATCCGTTGATTGCTTCAACTTATCAGGTAGGCTTTAGAGAGGAGTTCGGAACGCCACCAGTAGTCGCAAGCGGACAAACCATAGCAAGCGGTATCGTATTCCAAGGGTATAAGAGGCAATGGGAAGATTTTGTATCAAGTGGGTATTACACGTCAGACTCAACGGCTAAGATACTTTCAAAGCAGCCAACAAAGAGAAAGATAAGAGCAGGCGAGAATGACTTTGTATCGGTGCTTTTTAGCATACTTAACGTAGTGCCTTCAGGTCAAGTGGTAATAACTAACAACCTACGCAGCTTTTCAGTCACGTCGGGATTGGTTGTAAGCGATCCTTTAGATGGAATGTGGAATACTGGTCTTAACGGAATATCGTTGCTTACAAGCGGTCAAACATCCGATGGCAGAGTGGGCAGCTATCAAATGGGTGCATGGGATAATCAAAAGGAATACGACTTTTACAACGCAAGAGCGACAGCAGATGGTGCGGTAAGTGATTCGAATGCTTGCGCCTTTGGCATCTTTGATTCGTTAGTGGACTTTTACAGCGATGGAGATTATACTATTCAGGTTAAATACTTAAAACCATCCGTTACGGATTATTACAGCGAGGGCAGAACGACCGAAGCTTATACTATTGACTATGAGTTCGAGGACTGCGAGCGGTTTGTGCCACAGCGTTTGTTCTTTAAGAACTCGTTAGGAGGCTTTGATGGCTATACCTTTACGATGAAAAATAGAAAGGTCGGAAATATGGCAAAGCAGACCTTCGGCAAGAACCAAAACATCTATGGAACGAAGGTAGCGGAAACGATTTATTCGGGCGAGTTTGAGGAAACAATGACCTTAAACAGCGATTGGCTGTTAGATGCTAACTGGATGTCGGAATTGATTTACTCACCGCAAGTCTATTTGCAAATCGGTAGTGAGTTGGTAGAGGCAATCGTCAATACCTCAACCTTTGCCTTCCACACAAGACCGCAGGACAAACTCCAGCAGCTTCAGGTCGAAGTTAAGATAGCCTATAAAAACAACGTGATATGAGTACGTTAATCATTTATCCGCTTGACGATAGCAACGTAGAAGTTCCGTATATTTTAGACTGCGATGAGGTAGATATAAGCCTAACCTTTTCCGTTCAGGACATCCAAGATGTAACCAAAAGAAGGGGGTCATTTAGCAAGACTATTACCCTTCCCGGTACTGGCGCAAACAACCAAGCCTTCGGTCACGCTTATAATATCCAATCGTTTGTCGGTGGCTTTACTCCAAATAAAAGGATAAGATGTACGCTTTGGAACGAGGGCATCCAAACCTTTACGGGGACTTTGCAGCTGCTTAGTATAACCAAGATGAACGAGCAAATTAACTACGAAGTCGGTATCTATTCGGAGGAGATTGCTTTCTTTAGGCAGATTAACGAAACCAAGTTAGCAGCAACGGTTGGGGTGAGTGGGTTTAATCATAACGTAACAGCAGCTATCGCAAGCGGTACTTGGACTGGCACGGCTGGTAGTGGATATGTGTACGGCTTCTTAGATGGAGCAGGTTATTCCGATGTTACCCCTAATATCTTTTTGGGGCAGCTTTCTTTGTTGATTCCGTTTCTTTCTTTGACACCTTCGTTTTATGTCAAGCAGTTGGTTGATTTAATCTTTGCCCAAAGTGGGTATCGGTATCAATCTACTTTTTTTAACTCCGAACGCTTTAAAAAACTCGTTCTTCCGTATGCTGGTGGTGCGTTTTTGCAGAACGATTTAACAGCACAAAATAGCAACATCACCTCGCCAGGACTATCATCAGCTGATGCAAATTGGCCTTTAGTTGGAGATGGTGGAGATTTTGATTTGTATGTAGGCATTGTTCCTTTTGACACAGCCATCACCGATCCACAAGCGTACTGGGATTTAACTGACCATTACCTCACAAATGTTCCTTATTACACGGAATGGGATGTCAGCTACACGATAACCTTGATTAACAATAAGGACTACCAAGTTTATTTTTACGTTGCTATTTGCGACCGAAATACTGGCAAGCCAATCAATCAACCAAATTTTGGCGTGGCTTATATTGAAAGCCAAATATCTCAAAACTTGGTTTGGTATAGTGGTTCAATAAAGGAATATGAAACAAGGACATTTAATTTTCAAGGAAGGGTGCGTTTAGAGCCTGACCAAGAGGTTGACTTGCGTGTTTTTTACATTGTACCCACTACGTTAGAACCAAACACTATTGCTATTACCGACCAAGGGGCAGAAATTTCAATGATTTGCACCAACAACCCTTATGTGACTGGGGCAGCCGATATGATAAAGGCGTTACCGCCTGACATTACCCAAGCCGACCTATTAAGCGACTTGCAGAAGATGTTTAATCTTTACTTTTATCAGTCGCCAACCGACCCTGACCTTATTTACATTGAGCCGTTTAATACATTCTATTCAAGCGGTAGCGTTGATTGGACAATGAAGGTTGACAACACTGACAAGCACCTTTTGCAAATGGGTGACCCACAAGCACGCAAGCAAATCACTTTTAAATATAAAGATTCGGGCGATGCTTTAGGCAAGTTATATTCTGACACCTTTCCCGAAGGCTATGGAGCAAGGATATTTGAAACCAATAATTACTACGCCAAAGGCGAGCAAGTGGTGGAAACCAAATGTGCTACGGTTATTCCAGCTTCGTTTGGTACTGGCTTAGTAATCGGAAGGACTTTCGATATAGATAGTAACAACAAGCCAAAGGCAAGAGCCAATGGATATAGAATAGCACAATACAATTACGTATCTATTCCAAACAATTCGCCTTGGATTTATTTGACTGCTTTGCCTGATACCTTTGTCGGAGTAACAAGCATCCCTTTTATCAGTCATATCGACAACCCCTATGACCCGACCTTTGACCTTGCTTTCGGGATGCCTAAGAATCTTTATTTCAAAGTGTTTGATGGTGCAGCCTATGAAGACTACGACAATACCAATCTATTCAATAGCTATTGGAGGAATTATCTAATAGAAACCACCTCAAAGGAATCGCTGCAAATAGAGATACCAGTAATTCTTGACCCCGTTGATATCTATCAATTAGACTTTAGAAAGCCCATATACATTGAGGGCATTCTCTTTAGGTTACTTGAAGTCAGAGATTACACCATCGGAGGCTCTCAAAAATGCACAGCAATCCTTCGCAGAATCCTTAATCTTGCACAACCAGCCACGGGCGCAGTCGAAGTCAACACATTCTTTGATTCATCAACTTTAGTGCTTGGCGAAATGAAACCACAAATAGTAACACCTAATAACATTCAGTAATGGCAGACGTACAAAAGGAAATAGCACTAAAGGTCACGACTGATACCAGTCAAACCACCAGCGCATTTAAATCCGCAAAGCAAGAACTGCGAGAAACGCAGAAGGCAATGGTGGACTTGGCGTTAGCTGGCAAGCAAGGCAGCGCAGAGTTTAAGGTCTTAGAGCAGCGTGCTGGTGTTATCAAAGACACGATCGGCGATATGGGGCAGCGTGTTAATAACTTAGCGAATGACACGCCTAAGCTCGAATTACTAACCCAAGCAGCTACGGGTATTGCTGGTGGATTTGCAGTAGCCCAAGGCGCAGCAGCGTTGTTCGGTGACGAGAATGAAGATGTGCAGAAGGCGATAATGAAAACGCAAGCTGCAATGTCTATCCTTAATGGTGTGCAGTCTATTGCCAATGTCTTAAATAAGGATGCTGCCTTGGGTGATATGGTTGCAGCCAAAGCTAAGGGGGTATTTACAGCAGCCGTAGGCGCATCGTCAGGGGCATTAAAGATATTCCGATTAGCGTTAGTATCAACTGGAATAGGAGCAGTAGTTGTAGCCGTTGGTATGCTTGTCGCTAATTTCGACAAGGTAACCGAGGCGGTGACTAAGTTTGTTAGCGGTTCACCAGCATTGACAAAAGTCTTAAAGTTTATCGGTGACACCTTCACAAGTATTGGCGAGTCGCTTGGCTTTGTTGAGGATAAGACAACTAAAAACCTACGCACTCAAATAGAGGCAGCAGAAAAGCAAAAAAGGTTATTAGAGGCGCAAGGAAAGGACACAGCAAAGGTTGAGGGTGAAATCTTGACTATGAAACTTGCCGTTGCGAAAAGAACCAAAGAGGGTGTAAACGAGGCGCAAGAAGCAA